TTAGGTTAAAAAAGTCCCCCCACCACTAGGGCAGGGGGCGCAACTGCAATTAGGCGGGAACCAAAAGTGCAAACATAGATGCAGATTTGGCTGCACTTACGCTTGCGGCTGAACGCAGAATCTGCACGCCATACAAGGTGTCAGAGGTAAACAGAGTAGCTAAATACTCTTGTTTGTACTGAACTTGTGAGCGAACAGCAACTTGCTCAACCAGAACCACTGCATCACGATGACCCATGATACAAACCCGTGCAGCATTAGTGCCTGATGCAGTGTCGCAATTGCTTGAGACAAACACAGGGATGCCATACAAATTACCGATCTCACCAGTGCGAATGGTACTGTTAGTACCGCCCACAAAGGCTTGTTCAGTGTAACGAGCCAAACCCATCAGGGTGTTGCGACTTGATGGAGGAATCAAGAAGAAACGCTGATCCATTGGGGTATCGGTGTCATCCAAACGCTGAATAGTGCGGCGAATAGCGGCATCGGTCAGTGCTGACTCATTGTTGCTTGCGGCAACATAAGCAGTTGTACCATCACCACCAATGAACGCACCAGTTGCGTAAGCATTAGTACCAGCACCACCATTGGTAGAACGACCCAACTGAACCAAGTCGGTATCAACTTGTTTAGCCAGGGCATAACCAGCGTCAGAGGTGTAGAAGTTACGCAAGCTGTTTAGGGCTTGGGCCTCGACAATATCCTCAATCAAGCGGCTATATTCATAGTGCTTGTTGATCGACACGGTTACTTCAGACTCAGTAGCTGCAATCAAAGTGACTGCGGCTTCTGCGGCCTTGGCAGATGCTGAACCACGGGTAGGTGCGGGGATATGAATCGTATCGCCCTTCTTACCTTTGAAGTTCATCTTCATAACGAGGTTAGCAAGAACCAAGTTTTTCTTGTAAGCCGCAACAATCTCATCACTCCAAATGTCTGGAATGAATTTGTCTGCTGTGGTCGTAGTAACTGAGTTACTGGGGGAAAATGCTGTTGCCATGTTGTTTCTCCTAAGAAACGAAAGTTAAGTTACTTAACCCGTCCATCTGCGTATGCTTGCATGATTTCACCACTCAAAGCATCGTATCTGTCAGGTTCTGTCATCTTCAGCCGAATCAGGTCAGCCCGTCTGTAAACCCTCTTTGAACTCTCACCAGTTCCACCAACATCCACTTGTGCGGCCTTCATGCTCTGCTTCCTGGCGGTTTCACCCGCTTGTTCAGTCTGCTTTGACTTGACACCACGCAACTGCTTGTAAGTAGACAGCAACTCATTGGCACTATCGTAATCGAACTCACCATCTGCTCTTGCATACAGACCAAGGCGAATAGGCGAGGATTTCACCCAATTCACAAAGTCCTGATCTTGAGCAATCTGATTGTAGTCAGGATGCTCTTGCCCTAGCTTTTGCTGAATCTGCATCCTTTTGAAATCTACACCCGCTTGACGGGCTGCGAGAACATCAGGATGATTATCAATAGTCTTTTGAACTGCCTTCTGTGGATTTTCAAAGAAATCTACCTCTGGCTCTTCCTCTTTAATAGTCTGTTGCTTTGAACTGAGGTTCTGCTTTATGAGTTCGTCAGCGAGTTTCCTTACCTCTCCCACTTCTTGCGCTTGCTTGCCAATCAACTTCTCAGCTTCTTGGTGCATCCGAACAATGTCTTCTAGACTTTTATCCCTGTATTTATCAGGGAGTCCAGGACTTGCTGGCGCAATGGTGTTAGATAGCTTGGATTCTTCAGCTTCCAACTCACTCTTCATCTCAGGTTCTTGGTCAATCAACATATTATCCCTTTTTCCTGCCGTTTCGGTTATAGGAGAATCAACTCGGCGTTTATGCTTGTGAGTTGTGCTTTTGCTCCCACTTCAACTGATCTAGGTGTTTTTTCTCGAACCTTCCATGCTCTGATGGGAAAGAACCAGACCACCCTTCTAGTTTGAAGTTTGGAGCAGAAAGAATGCGGTTGGCTGTTTCACCACATTCACACCTAAAACTGATCGACTCATAATCAGTCAGTCTTTCGGTTTTATGCCCGTTTGCACAGGCAAAATCAAACATTCTTTTCATTGAGTTCCTCGTACGCTCTCTCGCTGACCTCTTTCAAGGTTTTCAGCCAAGTAAGTATAGAAAGTTCACCTTTTTTGAATTGTAGGCTTTGTTCGTCAGGAATCACAGATATATTATTCAGGGATGCAATCATGGAGTCAATATCCTCCACCAAGTCTTTCCACCCATCACTTCCCATCATTGAGAAGCGATCTTCATAATATTTCTGGAGTTCTGGAGTCATGCGCCCATGCTTTCAGCTTGAGCCGCTTGATAAGCCGCAATGACTTCAGCAGTCCAAGCCACATTGCAATGAGCAACAACATTAGCAGGAATGCCCGTCAAGTCTTGACCCGGCGTGAGGCTTGAACGATGATAGGTCTTACTGAGTTCGTTACCATCTTCCATGATGCGTGTAGCTTCACGAAACAGCACAGTGCCGTTTTCGGTCACAGTGATTTGGTCAACGGCGGTGGTTTTTGTGATTGACATGGTAGTTCCTTTTCAATTTAAGAATTATGCAGCAGCACGATACATAACAGTTCCATAGAGACCAGGGGCAGATGCTGGAGGACAAGATACATCTGTTGATTTATTGTCTCTAGCATCAGCAGAATTATTTGTGTATAAATGAATAAGAGTTGTATTAGATGCAAGTATGCCAGCAGTTGGTGTTGTCGTGCTGCTAAAGCCACTAATCAAACCAAAGGTCAGACACGATCTATCGCTCTCATTAACGTTCTGATTTGTAAATGGCAAGCCGCCTATAAGCAAACGACTGCTTCCACCACTTATAGCACTTGTGCCTAAATAAAAACTTGCATACACAAGTTTGCCAACTTTTACATAGCTACCTTGTTGCACGGTATAAGTAATAGTGGGAGTTCCACCTACACTGGTAAAAATTGGTGTCCAAGTCCCCTCTTCATAATCATCTAGCGTGTTTGCGTCAGTTGATGCTGATTGAGTTGCGGGGAAGGTGATGCCAGCACCAGAGGTTGAGGGGGTTGTATTGCCCACGCCAATGGTGTTTAAAGTTTGAAGACCGCCGCTTGCATTAAGGGTCATTGCTTGGGTTCCAGATGTTGTAGCACCCGCAGAGCCGCTTGCAAACTGCATGAATCTGAATTCATTGCCAGCAAAATAAATAGCATTTCCAGTGTCAGCAGTTAGGTATTTCCAAGTATTTGATGTGTTGGTATTGCCCATGTTATAACCAACATAACCAGCACTATTTGCATTTGAACCCATCGTCAATGCAGAAAATGTTCTGTTGTAATTTGCAATATTTAGTGTGCTTACTCCTGCATTGGCACTAGGCGTAACACCCAATCCCAAGTTACCAGAGCTATCAAACCTTGCCACTTCCGCACCGCCTTCAGCAAAGGCAATGGTGTCAGCCGCAGGGAAGAAGATGCCTGTGTTGGTGTCGCCTGTGGTGGTGATAGCAGGGTCTGCTGCTGTTCCAGCGGCAAATGTCGCAACGCCAGTAATAGTTGGACTAGTTAAAGTCTTATTGGTCAGCGTATCAGTGGTTGCTTTACCAACCAAAGTGTCAGTAGCCGCAGGAAGCGTCAAAGTTGTAGTACCAGCTACAGCAGTTGCTTGCAATGTGGTTGTCCCTGATGTAGAACCAGAGATTTCAACAGCATTAGGTTTTAGAGATACTGTGGTTGCCATGATTGATTCCTTTATACATCAAATTGTAAGTGCTTTTAGAAAAACATCAAGAAGTTGCCGTTCCCAGCACTTGGCGCAGGAGGTGCTGTAAATATCCACCCAGAATTATTACCCCCATCTGTGGAGTTTGCCCCTGCATACCAACCCGCCCCACCAGTAGCTGTAGACCTGCTGATAGACAGAAAGTCAGAACTTACAGTACCGCTTGCCTTGGACAAGGTGTGGCTTGCGGCAGTGACTGAGCCAATGGTTAGAAGTCTTGTAGATTCTCCACTAGCATTCCAATCGGTAAATGTGCTAGTTGTTGCCGCCGTAAACAGAATAGACGTTGCACCAGTGCTTTTATAGGTATTGGTTATGTTGCCAAATGTGTTTGAGCCTGTAATAGTCAATGCACCAGCACCACCTTGGTTGAGTGTGATGCCAGAATAAGAAAAACTACCGCCAGCAAAAGTTTTTGCAGATGCGCTAGTGAGGCTAATTGTTCCTGTACCTGTTACAGTAAGTCCTGTGGTTGTTGTTGTATCCCACGCAGTACCTGTACCAGTACAAGTAATGTTACCTGTACCAAAAGCAATGGCTCTAGTGAATGAATTATTTGAACTAAATAAACTTGTGGTTAATGTGTACGACTGAAGGTCTAAAGTTCCATAGTTTAAATTTGTTGCAAGGGTTGAACTCGTTGTAAACGCATCTTGCAAAACAACTGAACCACTTGGAGAGGTAACACTAAAAGCCTGTGGAAAAGTCTTAGCCGAACTTGTAATTGTTTGTGTAGTTCGTGCCGAATATGATATTCGACTTGTACCAGTTAATGTAATCCCAGTTCCATTTATCCAATCACCATAAACTGATAATGAATTTGCACCTGTTGCCAACGTCATAGTGTTTGACGTTCTTAGCGACATATCTATTGTGCCAATTTGGTAGGCGTGATTAATAGTTGTTGTTGAACCTGATGCAGGGTAGGTTGCCGCAGGAAAGACAGCAGTATCTTGTGCTAATGGGAACTGCGTTGAATTTCTACCCCCACCAGACGTAGCAGACCAAGAACCAACGCCTCCAGTACCCCAACTGCTAGACCCAGTTTCCCCATAAAACACAGTCTTAGCCGCACCAAAAGTAATGCCGCTGTTGCCTTTGCAATTTCCAAGTCTTGTCCCTGACGCAGGGGAAGCCGCACCTGCAATAGTTATATCTCTAAAATCGGTATCAGTTAAAGATACTGCCGCACAAGTTAATGTGCGTGTAGTGCCAAGAGTGTTAGAGAAAATTTGTGTGCGACATGCCGCCACAGCGCTTGCACTAACTGTTAATGTGCCGTTAATTGTTTGGTTTGCGCTAATGCTTAATGCGCCAATACCAATACTAGTTCTGCCAGTTATGGATAGATTATTGAATGTATTTGCGCCTGTGATTGATGGTGAAGTAAGAGCCGTAGATGTAAAAGATACGTTGTAATAAGTTAACCCACCACCAGCAAATGTAGCACTTGCGTTAGAACCATTTATTGTTGATGTTCCTGCATTAAACGTAAGATTAGTTGATTGAATTGCAACAATATTAGCGCCTGATGTAGTAACAGTAGAAGCGTTAAAGTTAATTGTTCTTACGTTTGAATTACTAGAACCAAAACCAGACGCAGTAACAGCATAATTTCCTAATGATGAAGTATCAAACGTGCCGTTAGTAAGTGTTATTGAGTTAGCGCCGCAACTAAACGCAGACCCAAGTGTCCAACCACCTCCAACGCCATCAAAAACAACAGGCCCAAGAGCAACACCATTAGTAGTTATTGTTTTACCTGTTGTGGTGGCGTTAAAAGTAGTTGTACCTGAATAAGTACGAGTAAAGTTTGTGGCTTGAAATGTAAGACTACCTGATACTGTTAATCCAATACTTGCACCAGCAAGCGTCATCGTGCCATCAAGACCTGACGCTGTAAAGTCATTACAGACCCTTGGCGAATTTGCCATAGTGACTGTGAATGCACCAGTTCCTACGTTTGAATTGGCATCAAAGAATACGTTGTCTGCCGCAGTTGGGACAGATGCACCGCCAAGCCCACCTGATGACGCAGACCAATTGACTGTGTTGGTGGCATCCCAAGTGCCTGTGCCCAGAATCCAATATCTGTCAGCCATTAGACCTCCTCAACGGGAGTTTCTTCAGATGGGGGCGCAGTTATTACAGCAATCCAGTTGTCAAACCTTTGCTGTTGCATGGCATCGATTTCAGCTTGTGTTAGCCCATGATCGTCAGGCAAGTGCAAAGCATCAGAAAACGTGCCGTATTGGGATGAAAAGGAAAAATCAATCTTCATGGTCATGCCTGTGTAGTTACTGCAATTACATCCCAACGTGTATTGTTAGCGTTGTAAATACAACCCACATACGTTGTTTTGCTGATGGTTGTTGCTGTTGGCAAAGTCACCCCAATAACTGTGTAGGTTGCATTCCAAGTCAATGCTCTGCTTGTGCCGTTGTCCAGCAACCTGAATATTAATTTGTCCCCATCAAAAGGTGTTCCTATTGGGGCATTGATAGTGAGTCCTGCTGCCAATGCTGTGTAGGCATAAACATCACTAGCCGATATATCTGGGGTTAAAGACGATGCAGATGCGGCACTTGTAACCCTTGGGTCAATACGCTTGTTGGTTAGTGTCTCAGTACCTGAGTAAGTAGCAATAGATGCACCAGCCAATGTTGTTGCACCAGTACCGCCATTAGCTATTGGTAATGCAGTACCTGACAATGTAATTGCCAATGTCCCAGTTGTTGTAATTGGTGAGCCAGTAACAGACAAGAATGCTGGAACAGTTGCCGCAACGCTTGTAACTGTGCCAGTACCTGCGCTTACATTGACAGTTACATCATCCCCTGAATTTGTTGCGGTAACAGTCGCACCAACAAAATTAATCTTCTTAACACCACTTGTGATGCTTGTGCCTTCGTCTAGGATGGCAACCGCCCCATTGGTGGACATGGTGCTAATGACTTTGATTTTTTCTGCCAACTCAGGCGCAACTACTTCACCAACATTCAACTCTTTACCTGTTGATAAGGTAATAACCAACGAACCATCAAAGTCAATCTTGGCATCTGTGACAGAAATACCATCTGCACCATCTATGCCATCTTTTCCTGGCGCACCATTTAACCCATTCTTGCCATCTATGCCTTGGCGACCATCAGCACCCTTGTCGCCCTTATCTCCCTTCTCACCCCTCTCAGGAACAATGGACTTGGCAACCTCTAGTTGTGCGCTGACCTTGTTCTCCATCACTTTGATGGCCTCAACAATCAGATCAACATTGTCTTGAATAGCCGTTTCTTCTTGCTGGCGCATAGCCACCAAGGTTTCTTCCATCTTATTGATGGCATCTAGCTTCTCATCAAAAGATGAGTCTATTGACTCAATACTTTGGATAAGTTCCTTGATACTAGACATTTTGATTTAGGCCGTCTGTTAGTTTGGAAAGGAAATCTTGTTTGACTTTTGACTGAGCATTAACCTTATCAGCCATTTGCAACTCAACAATCTTGGACTTGTTCTTAATGTCAGCTTCTTTGAGCATCAAGTCAGCAATCTTGACCCGCTTGTCAAACTCCCTTTGATTGGCATCATCATCATTAGGTAGATTCTTGGTCAAAGATGCACTCATCTTGGCTTGCACTTCTTGGGGCATCAACTGAGCCTCAACCTGCAACTTCTGTGCTTCTGCACGATTCTGTTCAGCTTGAGTTGTATTGACAGCAATCTGAGCCTGTGCCGCTTGCATAGCCAACTGCTGTTGCACCTGGGCCATTTGCTCTGCTTGTGGATTGGGTTGGCTCATCTTGTCCAACTGCTCCATCAATTCATAGCGGTTGGTCAGTGAAGAATTAGCCAAAACACCCTTCAGAATCAATGGCAACACAGGAGTGTTAGGGCCAAGAGTCTGGAGCAAGCCAATAAACATTTGTTGCTCATGCTCACGGGCAATGATGCCCAAAGTAGCAGTGGGAATGAAAGTCATGTCCACAGAGGGATAACGCTCTGGGTCAAACTGCATATACCTAAAAGCCGCCTTCTGGATGAAAGGAATTAGGAAATCTTCTTGGAAGTTCACCAGAGTGCGCTTGTACTTCTTGATGATGGTGGCAATTGCCATCGACATACCGCCTTGGCCCATGTCTCTAGCACCAGCAGTAACCATCCCTTGGGAATCCAAAGTTCCCGTGGATTGCAGGAGCATACGCTCGAAATCCTTGGCAGTGGCTAAGTTGTTGCCATCAGTCTGCCCAAACTTGAAGGGATACAGAATTTCTGAAGGCGCACCATTGGTGAGAATGGCTTTTCCAGGCTTGACTTCAAACTTAGCACCACGGGGCAGACGGGTTGCATCCATTGCAATCATGGGGCTGGTGGTCAGTGCCAATGAATCCAAGTGAGAACGAATCTGAGCATCAATAGCCTTTTGCATATTGAAGGCTTTTTCCACTGTGCCCCGCCCTAAAAGACGATTGGGAACAGTGTCATCTTGGTATGTCAGAACAGGGCGATCCTTCATCATGTAAGGATTTGCCTCTGCTTTGAGCAACTGTCCATCGTTGGCAATCACGACAATGGCCTCAACCATGTCTGAATATTCTTCAGCAGCGGAACTTTCAGGAAACAAATCAACAATATTCCTGTTTTCCTCAAGGTTCTCTAGGTACTCACGGGGAACCAGACCATAGTAGGTCAGCAAAAGCACCTTTTCATCCTGGTACTGGCTTACCTCTTGGGTAGGTTCTAGGTCAGTATCTTCATAGGTTGGCGTAATGTCTACTTTGCGGTAGATTCCACGCTCAATGCCTTCAACAATCTTGTGGATAGAGATGTATTTCTCAATTGCTACCCCCATGCAGTCATCGACTGAGGTTCCATTGGGGTCAAAAAGAAAGTTCTTTGGATTTACAGGTGAAATCTTGACTGCAATGCGGTCTTTTTCCACCACTCCAATGGCAGCTTGACCCATTTGCCCAGGAATTGCCTGAGTAGATGGTACATACTGCTTTTCAGTCTTAACGACAATCTCGCCAATGCCTGTGCCGTAGATTTCTGCCATCAACTCAATGGCATCAATGGATTTGCGAATCTTGTCCCGCTTGAAATCCTCCATCAACTGGGCTTTGATGATGCCCACATCGATGGGGTTGTTGTTCACATCCCGAATATCGTCTTGAATGTCAAAGAACTCGCCTTGACCAAAGATAGCTTCCATGATCTCAGCATGGCGAGTCTCTACTGCTTGTTGTGTAGCAGGGGTTACGATGCGTGAACGCTCAGACTCACGGGTTTTGTCTTCAGATGCCCACTGACCACGAAAGATTCGCTCGTACTCAAGCCAATCTGGTAGGAAGTTGGTATCTCTGTAGTCACGCCAGCGGTTGCAATGGTCAGTAACAAAATCAGTCAGGTCTTTATCAGCCTCAGTAGGCTCATAAAACTCATTTTGCTCTAGCTTGACTTCTTTATCTGTTGCCATTGGGAAACCTTCTCAAGGATTCAATTGTATTACCAAATAAACCTGGATTGCCAAGATTTATTCTTACATCTCTGCCAGCGCCTTCAGGTATTTTTTCTCCAGCATAATTTCTTAATGCTCCAAAAATTCCGCTTTGTTCACTTATTTTATTAAAATTGTATTTATCTACAACTATTAGATTTCCTTCTGGATCACGATAATATGTGAATCGACCTAGCGTTGTTTGTAGATTTCCTATTGGGTCTAATGTTGATAAAAATGATGGAACCATTGATGCTGGTAAAGTTCCTTCTTCTTTTTGCTTCCTCATAAATTTTATGTAATCCGAATATTGAACATCGCCCCTATTGCTTGTTGTTTCAATAAGATTCTTTAACGCTGTTAATTCTTCTGGAGTAAAGTTTTTTTCAGTTATTGGCTCTTTATTTCCTTGCACTGTCTCAACCAATGTTTTTGCAGATGTTGGAAGCATTTGTGGGTTTAATTTTTGTAACAAAAAGTCTATGAGACTATTCGTCACTGAGCTTGTTGGCTTTTGCTCAGGAATTGTTCCAAAATTAAATAACCCAGTCGCCATTAAACCCCCGATATGATGTCTACAGGCTCCCACTCTTCATCTTCTTCACTCTCAAAGTAAGATGTTACAGCCAATTGGTCAATATAACTCAAAGCATCAGGAAGGTCATCATGTACGCCATTGGCAGGAAACATCAAGAGTTGGTCAGTGAAGTCATCCCAATCTTCTTCAGAGTTCAGCACAATACGCCCATGCTCAAACCGCCCTTGGAGACTCCAGATAATTCTGTCTGTCTTTTTCCTGTTGCCATGCGTTAGGTCAACTATGTGCGAATATACATTATTTTTCCGCATCAGGTCACTGAGGTAGGGCAAAACAGCGTTTTTTAGTGCCCCACGCTCAATTCCCACTGAAATTGGCCTGTAATCCCGCATCTTCATCAGGATTTTGGCAGCAGTTTCCCGAATGTCCCACCGCCCGTGGTCAATCTCTTTGACAAACCATTTGCCATCTTCAGTGACTTTGACCACAGCAATGGCGCTCTCATCTAGCCTTTTTTTCGCGTTAGCAGCTTGTTTAGCCACTTCTTCAAATCCTGCCAAGTCGATTGCAATGAAGTAACTACCATACTCAGGTTCCACACCATATTTGATCCAATCTTGTTTAAAAACATCACTACCTGCGTTGTCAAAGGATGCCAAGTACTCCTGCTTGAAAGCAAAGGAACTCAGCGTCTTCTTGGCAGACTCAATCTCAGTTGGGTCTATCAATGGGTTGTCTTGGGTTGTAAAGTGCCAGGACTTCCAATCAGGATCAATCTCCTCTTGGCCCATCTTGAACAGATCATAGAACCAGTTGCGCCCCTTGGGTGTGCCAATAAATATGGCTCTGCCCTTTTTGTCTGACAGAGAAGCACGAATCACCTGCTCCCAGGCTTCAGGCTTAATGTCCGCAACCTCGTCTAGCACCGCATAGGTCAAGGACACACCCCGCAGAGTATCTGGTCTATCAGCACCACGAACATAAATCTTTGCACCATTTATCATGGTGATATCCATATTGTTGATGTGACTGTTTTGGATAACATCCCTGCCAATCTCTAACAACACATCCCAAATGATCTGCCTAGCTTGTCCATTGGTAGGCGCAACATAGAGAACTGCACTTCCTGCTGGGCAACGCAATGCTTCAATAATTAGCGTAGTAGCTGCTAACCTAGATTTACCACATCGACGACCAGCAGCCACAACCTTAAACCTTGTTTTGTCAGTAAAGACTGTTTGTTGCCAAGGAAGGAGTGAGAAGTTGAGGTCAGACATTTTTTGTTTCTACATCAGTCACATCTTGCAGGGGTTCAATCTCTACGCCACCAATGCCTGTGATGTTGATGGTAACGGCATTCCTTTGCTTGCCTTCTTTCTCAAACAGGCTGACGGGAAGCATTCGATCCATGCAAAGTTTGAGCATAGCGGCCTGTGCAGGATGATCGTCATTCATGGCAATCTCAATTGCTTTATGAACAACATTGGAACCTGCGCTGTTTATAAGGAGGTCTTTGAGTTCTTTGATGCGCTGAACTTCAGTCTTTGGAAGGAGAGCCGCAGGTCTTTCAGCATAGGTAGTCATAGTGAACTTCTTGTTCACAGCACCCTTAGGGCGACCCTTTTTCTTTAGGTTGTTTGGCAGTGCATCAATCACATTCATACTTTACCCAGTTATGGAAGTTTGGTGAACTATACATTGTTTGACAAGTGGGGTAAACCCTAGTACATTGTTCACGGGGCCATCAC